GATTCCACACGCTTCAAGAAATACTTTTTCATTCCATTGTTCGTAAGTTGTTTCTACATTTCTCCATACATGTCTAAAATAATCTTTTCTAAAGTTAGAAATGGTATTTTCTTGATAGCAATTTACTAAATAAGGATACTTATCGAATTCATTTATCGATATAGAATTAATAGATTTACCAGACTTCTCCAACTTAGGCTTAATCGCCTCGAATTGTTCTCTGTTGCATATCATTGCAATCGGTTTTTTGTTTTTCATAACTGTTTTATTTATTATTTTTTAATTCTAGTTCATAAGCGTTACTAGCTTCTAATTCTGTTTTAAAAACTCCAATGTGTTTTTGTTTATTACCATATGTAATAACAGCTCTCCATTTATCTCCACACCTGCTTACTCCTGTATATTTTGAAGAACTTTTTAAATGTTTTTGATTACTGTTTTCTCTAGCCGTTACTATTTCTAAGTTTTTAACGTTATTATTAGTCCTGTCAAAATCAATATGATTCACAACCTCTTTATACCCACAAGGAACGTGATTTAAAAAAGCAATAGCAACTAATTTATGAACTTTTAAATTTTTATATTTTTTATTTTTAGACAGGCATAAAGTAAGGTATCCATTGTTATTAATACTTTGTTTTAATATTTTTTCTTTATTAAACCTTAAACTTTTTACTCTGCCTAAATTACTTACCTGATAATAATTTTCATGATCAATAACATATTTCCATATTTCATTTTCCATAACTAAAATATTGTTGTTATCTGAGAACAAATATAAGACTTATTTTAATATACGCAATACATTTATTCATTTATTTTTAAATTCTTTTATTTTTTCCCTACAATAGTCTTTTAATTCTTTATAAAGTTCAGGTGGTACTCCACGAACTTGTAGTGTTTTGTATTCTGGAGGGTTTTGCGGGCGTCCTACTGGATTCTTTCTCATAACTAATGGTTTATATTGTTTTGTCTTTTTTGTTGTTTAAATTATAATCATCAGGCATTTTCCATAAATCTTTTAATTCTTCTAGAACTTTATTGTAAAAAATAACTCTATCGTGATTTTCATCATTAGTATATTCTCCTAAAGTTTCTTTTATTATATTTTTTACTGTGACTATAGCTGATTGTTTAGCTAAATCTAAGTCTTTAATCCCAGCGTGATAATGCTCTCTAGTTATTCTTAGAGCTTCAGTCTTAAAAACTTCTTCCATAATCTCCTAATTTTTTTAATCCATCCGATTTATAAGGATGGGGGTTTGTTAATATTCTGTTGCTAATTTTAATTTTGTCCTGTATTCTTTTTCTTTTTCTGGCAATTGGTAGATACTATTTTTTATGAAATATCCATTATCATTATATTCAATGTTATTTTCAATGTGTTCAATTGATTTGTAAACATCATAAACTGATTCGCAAATAAAAAATAATACTTTTTTAGCAATCATTTCTGGAAGCGTTTCTTTTTGTTTTTCTGTAAGCCTGCCGTACTTGGTTTTTAATTCAAGTCCAAAAAAGAAAGAAGTATTTTTATAAAACACGGTATTGTCTGGTAATCCTGATTTCGATGCGAAATGTATCCATCGACCATCTTTAAACATTTTCCCGCTGTTCTGTCTCCAGTAAAAATACCCTGTTTTATCTAAGAAATTATTAACATCTTCTTGTAAATCAGCTTCTTTTGTATAAACTTTACCATCGTAAATATCTAATAATGAACCTATACGCTTTAAGAATATTTGCTTTTCTTCTGTTACAAAATTATTAATATTTTTCCTTACTTCATTGGAAGTATCTAAATTCATTTCTCTATCAATAACACGGCTGATTTTTTTACCGAATACTAATTCTTTTCTATCATTTGGCATTCCGTGTTCAGCTATACAACCGCAACAATCTAATAAAATACAATCTGATTTTCCATTATTAATTGATTCTTGAATAGTTTGACCAAGTAATCTAATGCCACGGCCGCACATTTGAATGAATTTCTTCCACGCTTTTGTTGGACTGGCTAATATAATACAGCTTACAGTTGGATCATCAAAACCAGCCGTTAGTATTTCAATAGAAATTAAACCTTTGGTTTTTCCTGATTTATAATTTTCAAATATTTTTTCACGTTGTTTTTTAGAAGTATCCGCCGATATTATTTCGGTAATTATTCCGTTATCTAAAAAAGCAATTTGTAAAGCAATACAATGAACTTTGTTTAACGCAAAACAAATAAACTTTCTATTTTCTCCAAGCTTAATATAATTATCAGCTATTGAAAAATTTATATCTTCTTTTACTACTTCTTCTTGCAGGCTTTTTTCTTGGTAATCTCCAGTTGTTTTTGATATTTTAACGTTTGAAATATTTATATCCATTGGAGAAAACACTTTAAAAGGAACTAACCATCCTAATTTTTGTAAATCATCTGTTTGGTAGTCATCAATAATTGTATCAAAACCATCTAGTAAAAAGTTTTTATCATCTGTAGGAGTAGCCGATAAACCTATAAATATAGCATTGGGGAATCTGGTAAATAATGTTTGAATGTAATTAGATTCATAAGCATAATGAACTTCGTCTATTATAATTATTTTAGGATCTTCTATTTCAGTATTTATCAAAGTTTGTAATGTAGCTACTAAAAGCAAACTTTCTTTATTGTATCCTTCACTATCTCCTTGTAAATATGCTGGATTTAAATCTGAGAACTTATCTCTTGATTGTTCAGCTAATGTAATTCTGTGAGACGTAAACAAAACCCTGTTTCCTTTACCTATTGCATCTTTGCATATCTGATAAGATAATATTGTTTTTCCAAATCCAGTGGCTGCCAGAACAAGTATTTTCTTTTTCTTATTTATTACACTTTGCCTTATTTTGTCGTAAGTTATTTGTTGAGGTTCTCTTAGTTTGTAACTCATAAATCTTGAGATTTTAATTTTTTACATTTTTCACATATAAATTCTATATAAGCATCTGGGTAATTTCTCGATACTTCTCTGAATTTATGTTTGCAAGAGTAAATTAAATACCATTTACAAAATCTTCTTAATATTTTTTTCATTTTAATTTAAGTTAATTATAAATAATTCTAGCCTTTTTAAGTATTCTAATTCAATTTCAATAAACATATTTAACGGAATTAATCCAGCTATAAACATATTACAATGTTCATCAAATTGCCTAATTAGTAAATTGTATTCCATACTGTAACATTTATTTTTGTGTTACACCTAATGTTACACCTAATGTTACAGTAGTTTCTTAGTGTTTACAAGGGCTAAGCTCTAGTGTAACTGTAACATTTGAAAAATTCTATAAAAAATATATTTTTTTATTTTATTTTTTTATTTTATTTTTAAGTGTAACATGTAACATTGTTACACTTTTGCTTGTCAACCCCTGTGTTTATTGGGTTCTTACTGTAACATTGGCACTGTAACATTTATTTTTGTGTTACACTCTCGAACTCCTTAACCCATCTGGTTATACTCATTCTTGAAACCCCTATTAACTCGGCTGTTTCAGACCTGTTAAACTTTTCATTTGATTTCCATATCTCAAAAAGTTTTTCTTTTTCGTTCTTACCTTTGTTGGCTGTTATAGTATTCTTTATTTTTGAAACATCAATAGAATTCACTTTTATCTTTTTTGCTGTTGCTACAAAGTATTTGCTTAATTTTTCGGCTTTTAAGATACTTTCTTTTGAAATTAGTAATGTATTACCACCTTCACTAAAAAACTCGTCAAAAACGTGTATTAAACATGCGAAACGAGGTATGTATGATTTCTGTTTAGGAAACATAGATTTCAAATATTCGTTTTCTTCTTCATTATTCTGTATGTCTGTCATTTCATTAAAAATACGCTTCCATTCTATTTTTGCATCATCTGAAAATTTAGCCGTAAGTGTTTCAATGTCTCCATCTTCATTTCTTGAAATTATACCTTTTAGAGTATCGTAAAATGAAATTATTATTTCCTTATACCATTTTAAAATATCTTCGCTTATTTCGCTGTCGTTATAGTAATCTATCTTTAAATCAGGATAACACAATAACATCCTATCCATAAAACCGTTGTCTTTATTTTCGTCAGTATAGAATGTGTTAAATATACTCGGTTGAATCCCTCCAAGTACAGGAATAAAAGGCTTCTCAACAAATGAACCTTTTCTTGTAAGCCTATTTAAGTTCACGGATTTTCCACTCCATGTACTTAGCCAAAATTCCAAATCAGATCCTTCTCTGTATTTATTCATATCCTTTAACCAACCTGCTAATTCATCCTTAAATACACCTACCGAATTGTCGCTTTCTTGATGCAAATCAACTAAAGCCTCTAACGTAATATCATTTGCTATGAATTGAGTTTTTTTAGGCTTAAAGACTTCGCTATGTTCGTCTTTTTCTTTTTTTGGCAGGTTTATGTAGTATTCATATTTTTCAGATTCTTTTATGTAGTTTTTTATTTCTTTAGCATTTATTTTTACTAAAGGAAATACAATATTTGAAATACTAGGAGTTTTTCCTAAACCTGCTTTTCCTACTACAGAAATCCAAACAGATAGATTTTCATTCCATCCTTTTTTAACCTCAACATCAATAGTATTTCCAATACACACAGAAATTAACCATAACAACGAAACACCCATATACTCAACTGAACTATCTAATTTTGAATTACATTCCATTAAATAAGTCTGTATATCGGATGGGAATATATCAACAGGAAATACTAAATCTTCCTTGTTTATCTTTGGCTCGTCATTTATTTCAATAGATTTTTTAAGTTCTTTAATCTTGCTTTTTAGTCTTGACCCAAAACCTTTTTGATAAAGCTCTTTGGCAGCCTGTGAAAAATCCTCGTTACAGTATTTGTAAGCGTATGCGATAAATGGAGTTACTTGTTTTTCGTGTGGGTAAATCGTACCAGTAGAGAACAAATACATTCTATTATCTTCTTTGTACACATATCCAGAGGTTGGGGAACTTGAACCGTGCCTTTTTATAACATATTTTTTAGTGTGATTTGCCACAATAGAGAAGTCACTACCTATAACATCAAAAATATCTGTTTTCTGATTGTAATCATCCCAGCATGTTATTTCGTTTTCTTGATATTCTTCTTTATTTTTTTTAGGCTCAATTGGAATATCATCAACATAATTATAAGTTTTAGAGCATCCCCATATAACACTTCTATCTTCTGGAGTTATCTCTTTTATTTCGTGATAATTAATTTTAGATAAAGTATCGTTGTATGCTATAACCATACCGCCTATACCTCTTGATTCTATTAAAGCCTCGGTGTGTCCTTTTAATTTAGCAATCTTTGTGTTTCCTTCAATAACCGAACATCTATAAAGTATGTGATAACCTTTGTTGAGTGTTTTTTTTATAACAAACTTATTGTCAAATTCATCGATGTTGTCTTTCAAAAACCCAAGGTATTCATCCCAAAACTCTTTTTGTTCTTTTAGAGTAGCAAAAACTTTTAAATCAACATCAATAACTTCAAGATTATTAAATCCTGTAACGATACCAAACTTAGGACTTTTTAATTGTTCAACTTGTTCTGGTGTTCTTGCTTCTGATTGATATTTTTTCCAAGCTCCATCTGGCGCTTTTGTTTCTTTACAAGGTATTATTGAAAATCCTGTTTCGGCTAATTTTTTTAAATAATGTATTTCCATATTAACTTTATTAAGTTTTTGTAGCTGAAAAATTAAGCTGATTTTATTAAAATACCACCGTGTACCGTAACCGTTTGCAATTTACCTTCTTTTATCATTTGATTCACTCTAACCTTAGATACACCTATTTTTTTAGCATATTCAGATTGAGTATAAAGGTCTTTTCTTATTTCTTTTGCCATATTAATATAGTTAAGTTTTTTTTGATTACAAAAGCCTAATTTTCACTAGGCTTATTTTATTGTGCTAAGATAGGGAATTTTATTTATTGTTGCAACTTTAATTGTTCTCCAGTTAAAGCAAAATATAGGTTTTGTATCTTATGAATATACTTGAAATCACCTTTTAAGAATACATTTCCGCTTCCGAAACAAATCTCATATCCAGTAATGTGTATGGAAAATTCAAAACCTTTATTTTTTATAACGTACCATTCATTAGAACTTTTCAACTTCTCAAATCCTAAATTAAACAACCATTCTTCTGTTAATGGGATTGGTTTAAAGGATTCCAAGGTATGTTTAACTTTTGCTCCGTTTGAAAGATGAAATATTAAATGCTCAGGTCTTATTTCATCTATTATTACTATTCTTTTTAAATTATCGTAAACATAATTACCAATCATCAACTCACTTGCTTCCATCTTTATTAATTTTAGATTCATAAATTTCGTAAATCTCAACTCTAATTGGTTCTGTTTTCTGCTTCATTTTCAAGTATTTTTCTATAAACATTATTTACTCTTTCCGAATTAATACCTCTCTCGTGGTAAAAATTAATTACTTTTAGGATTCTTTGTAGTGGTGTCATAATATCCCTCCATTTAAAGTTGTTAATTTTTCAGTTAAGTAAGCTAGTCTTTCTGGATTATCACCAGATAATAAAAGTTTGTTTCGTTCTTTGATTAGCGTGCCAAACGGAATAGCTCTGAACGTTGCACAGTTTAAGTACCCATTTTTTTTATTCTTTGCGCATCCTGTTGGAGTGTTATGAATGCAGTCAATGCAGTGCTTTTTATTCATCCCTCTATTTGTTTTTGTGCCGAAGCGGTTAATTGTAGATTGTATTTTACTAGGTCTTCGATTGTTTCTAATTCACTAGATGATTTAGTAGGTTTTACCCATGAATTTAAATTAGTGTTATACCAATAAACATGAAGTTTACCATTATTAATTGTTTTTGGATAAATTGCAGTTACTGGGCTATTCGGAACACCTATTTCAAATCCCTCAAACAAACATCTTTCTTTCGCTTCTTGGTATTCTAAACAATCACGTCTTGCGTTTAATTGGCTTGTGTACCTGTTTTTTGTTTTTCCTTCTTTATTATTTGCAATATAAACATCTTCCCAGTTTTTCCAATCTTTCGGTACTTCAATAATTACCCAAACACCATCAACTAATTTACAAGGAACAAGCATATCTATTGACAATTTTTGTGATAGAAAGTCAGCGTAGTTTTTTATTCGCTCTCTTTGTGATTTTGTTAAATCAACACTCCATTGATTAATAACAAATTCTGTCATTGATATTAATTTTTTCATAACTCAGTCGCTTTATTGATTAGTTGTTCTGTGTTTGACATTATTGGATTCCATTTTGACCTAAACTCTTCGTCGAAATCATCTGAATTTATTTTCATCGCTAATGTTTCTTAAAAATCATATAACACAGATAATTGGTTTAACATCTCAGGAGCTGCTACAATTAGTTTGGCGTTGGCTTCCATCTCTTCGCGTGACATTACTAATTTATCAGAATACCTGTCACGCCTATCTATAGATATAACAGCGCCTGATTCAAAAATCATGTCAATAGATGTGTTGTCTCCACCTTCGTATTTTGGAAATACTTTAGTTCCTTTAAACTCACTCATTTTTTCTATATATTTCAAAATTAATAATCATTTCTAATTGGTGTTCATTATACCACCATCTTTCAAATGGAATAATGCCTAATATTTTAATCCTATAAGCAATTATCCCATGTTGAATATTGGTTAACTCAGCTATTTCCTGTAGCCTCAGAAGTCCTATCGATAACAGTTGTTGTGTTCTTGACATATTCCTCGCTTTTTTCTTTTGCGTATTCTAAAATACTAAGTTCTTGAATATCTTTTCTAGCTTGTTTTATGATTTTAGGATGTGACATTACCCAAAAGCGCTTTCCTATAAATTTTTTCCTTCCCATTACTTTGATTTATTTAGTTTTCTATTTTGCTTTCTTATCCTTATCCTTTGTTCCCGCCCTGATTCAAAGACAGTAATCGATTTATCTTTTGTTTTTCTAGTTATATGATTACCGTGCATATCTCTTAATTCTCTTTCCCACATAATTTCTATTTTTTTAAATTTCTATACTACAAATATAAGTAACTTTTATTTATAAACAATACTTTTATTTAAAACTTTAACATAAAAAAATAACCCTCGGTTAGGAGGGTCAATGGTTGTATTAGAAAGGCGGTTCGTTATCTTCTGCTTCAGTTACTGGTGCAGCATTAAACACTTGCTCTTTTTGATCCCAGATAGTTGTTATTCCTTCGCCAATAAAAAAAGTTTCGGCTTGTGCTTCTCTTTCTTCTTTAGTCTGAATAACAGATGCAAAGTGTGTTTTCTGTAGTTTGTATCCAGCACCTTCAAATATTATTTTAGGCTCTTTAACTTCTACTAATTCAAAACGGACTTCTTGAACTTGCATTTTAGTACCGTCTTTAGCGTCGAATTCTCTTTTTTGTACCAAGTTTCTTAGTTTGGTAGCATCTAGTGTTACTGTAATTTTTGACATATTTAAAATGATAATTGATTAATTGTTTTTTCTATTTTTTCTTCTAATTTTTCCGCTTCGGAAAATGACAATGATACCAAATATCCAACTTCCTGCATAACAGGTTTTGCGACAGTTCCGTTATTAACTATGCTATTCCTGGTCAATTCTTTCACGAATAGCGGTTTTATTTTACATTCTGGACGATAAGAACAAAAGTATAGTTTCTTAAGTTTATCGTTCGATGTAAAAGCATGAACACATTGATTAATATATTCTAAAGGAATTTCATTTGACACACACATTTTTATATGCGCTACAACTCCAGGACATTTAATTTCTACTTGTATTTCTAAATCTGCTGTGATTCCGTCTGGAGAAATGCCTATTAATTCATTTTCACTTTGAATCCATCCGCACTCTAGAAACTCAAGTCCAGTATATTTTGAAAGTTCAATCCTTGCTTGTGGTTCGTATTCGTTTCCACGCTCCATAGCATCGGATTGATAACCTTCTTCATAATCTTCATCGAAAGGCTCTACTGTTTCAGCAAGCAATTTATAAAATAATGTATCTGATTTTACAAATAACTCTTTTGCTCTTGTACCCCCTATTTTTCTATGCCTAATTTCGTGCCATTCGATTGAATGTTGCTCGATGTTGAAATGATAGGTACTCATTATTTCAACACGGTTTTAAGGCGTTCTTTTTCAGCTAATACTTCAGTAGTGTTTTTTTCTTTAAGTGTTAACGAAGTCCATTTTTCACCTAATTCAGTAAGCGTTTCGCATGCAGATAAAATGCCGATGCATTTTTGAACATCCACAGTTTCAACTTTTGCATTAGCTACTACTACATTCACAATTCTAATTGCATCGTGAAATTCTCCGAAAGCTTTAATGCGTTTTGTTGTTAATTGGATGCGTTTTCCTGCCATTTCTTCAATATATGAAGTATCCGTAACTTTCTTTAAAGTTTTTCGATTTGTGGCGTTTAAAATGATTGGCTTGCACTCATTAAAAAAAACAGTTAATACTGGTTCTTCCATTTGAGCTTTCTGATTAAAAACGAACTCAGATTTAACTTCTTTTATTGTAACAATAATATCCGTAGTTTTCCCGTTTTCATCCTGTAAATCCCAACCACCTAAATAATTTGGATTTCTTAACTTGTCTATGTGTGTTTTCATAACTTTCTCTATTTTGAATTAGCTGCCACTTTTGCTCTAGCGTGGCACATTTGTTTAAATTCTCCTCTGTATTTGTTTTTAATCTTGTCCATCCAAATATTGAAATTCTCTACTCTTGATATTTTTTCCTCAGTTCTTACATCTTCCATAATTTCAGAAGCTATAAGATTGTTGTGTTGTCTGAATATTTGTTGTGTATCCATAATTAAATTAAATCTTCGTAATGTTTTTTTTCTACTTCTTGGAATTGTAATTGTTTGTCAAATACTTCATTTATGTATTTTTCAAATTCAGGATTAATTTTGTCCTTTGTGATTGTTCGCCTTAAATATTCTCCTGACAAACTGCCGTTTAATTTAAAAGCTATTTTGTCAGTAATAGCTTTTCTGTGTTTTAACTTTTGATACTTTTCTTTTAGTGTCATAACAATTCTGGGTTTTCGTGGATGTTTCCGATTATTTCCAATGAATGTTTCCAATGTTTTTTTAAACACATAGAATCAACTTTTCCGTCTTTTTCTGTTTTTTCCATATCAAAACCACATTCACCATAAACTACTTTTCTTATACTCTCAGTTCCACCTTCTAATTCTACTTTACTTCGAAGTATATCTCCCTCATAAATATCGACACTATTCTTATCTTTTAATCCTGTAAACCTTCTAACATAAACCAATGGTAAAACATTCCATACATCGCATTTTTCTTTTATGTTTGGTATTTCATGTAAATAGTATTTCTTTTTTACTATTCCGTTTACACTCTCAAATCCGTATTCAAACTTAATTTCTCTATTCATATTTTTAATGATTTTAATTTGTTCAACAAATAAGCGTTATTAACTTGTTCGGCATAGTCAATAAGTTCCTTGATAATTGGTTTTGATTTACTTAACTTACTCCTGTCATCTATAAGATCAAGATACCAATCTTCATCTATCGTAACTTGTATCATTTCGATTTCTTTTTCGTTCGCTGGATGTTGTGAATTTTCAACTCCTAAATGCGCGTCGTCGTAGTTTGGCATAGTTAGTTAAGATTTAAGAATTCCATTTCAGATCCAACAACAAAAGGTTTTTTAATTCTGTTGTTCTGTCCTTTTATTTTTTTAAACACACTCACTTTTTTAAAAAAAGTATTTTGTGAATCAGCAAATTTTTGCGCTTCTTTCTTTGTTTCAAAATGTCTCATAATATATCTATTTTTTATTTCTACAAATATAGTGCATTAATCAATACATACACACATTAATTAAAACTTTAACATATTAATAAATTCTTTTCTTTGGCTTTTCGGCAACTTGATACGCAACAGCGTAACCAATCGGTAAAAATTCGTTTTCTTTAAAATATTCTATATCCCCATTTTTAGTCTCAATCCAGATACTTCTACTGTCTTTTATTTCCTGAGGCAAACCTTTTAATTTGATCCAACCGTTATTATTTTCGATTCCTTGAAGTGATTTTGGTCTTACCCTCATAGTCCTACCGTCATATTCATCATAATCTTCATCTACTTTTTTAAAAAAATGCATCCATAAACTATAGCTCATCCATCCATTTCCATCAATATTATGTGAATTGTATCTTTCTC